GTTTTTGCTTCTACAGTTTGTTTCAATACTTGGATTGAAAGTTTACGACCTGCTTCTGCTTCTAATGAAGAAGTTGAAGTTGGACCGCCTGTTGATGCGTCACCTGAGTAACCTTTTGCAATTGCAAATGGTGATAGTGCTTCGTCACCAGCTGTTACGCCAGCTGCTGTTTGGCCATATCTTACTCTTAGTGTGTGGATTTGTCCTACTGGACCTGTCATAGGTTGTACACCTACTAGTTCGTTTGCGATAACTGTTGGCATCACACGACGGATAACTGGTAGAATCACTTTGTTAAGTGAAGCAACGTTACCGGCCATTGTAGTACCAGAATTAGCTGATTCTGAAAGATAGCTCTTTGTGTTTTCAAGAACTGATTCCATTACAACTTTTTTGTTACCTTCTAAGCCATCTGTTAGGGCGCCTTTTGTAGCATCCCAATTTTCAAATAGATTCTGTGTCATTTGGAATTCTCCTTATTAATTTGATATTCCTGCTAACTTTTTAAGGTTAATAATTTCGGCTTCACTTTCAGTGTTCTGCGTGTGTGCCTTGTTACCTGTAATCACAGTCTTCTGCGATTCCGTTATTGTTTGTGAGCTCTTAACTGTAGTAGCACTTTCGTTTAATACTGTTGGTAAGTATTTGTTAAATTGTGCCTTTAACTTGCTTGTGTCAGTTGACTCAAGTAAGTTTGTCATTAGTTCACGTTTGTCTTTTGATAGAGGTCCCATAAGGTCAGTTAGCACCGCCTCACGTTCACGACTCTCGTTAATTCTAGCAATTTTTGTATTCGCTTCCTTAACCTTTGTCTCTCTGTCAGCAATTTCTTCTTTTGAAGCTTCAACTTCCGCTTTAGCTTCAGTAAGTTCTTTTGAAAGTTTTGAAATATGTGTTCCTTCTGCTAAATGTGAACCCATAAATTCAGCCGCAAATGTTTCAAATAGTTTTCTTCCAAACATATTTTCTTTTGCAGTTTTAATATCTTCTTTTAATGTACCAAGTTCTGTTGTTAGTGTATTCTCAACAATACCTGCTAGTTTAGAAGAAGCCTTATCTACGAATTCAGTCTTAGCTTTTGCAATTATTTCTTTACCTTCTTTAACAAGTTTTACCTTCTGTTCAATTAGGTCTTTCTTGTCTTTATGGAATTCATTAAGTTCTGAAGTAAGTTGTTCCATAACGAAATCTTCAAGTTTTTCAAAGTTTCCTTCTTGAACTTGTCTATCATTACGTAACTCAGCGATTTCTTTTTTCAAAGTTTCCATAACGAACTTATCTAAAAGTGTTGCGTGTTCTGCAATCTTAGCTTTGTACTCAACTTGAGCTTTAACTGCCGCTTGTTTGTCCGCTTTGAATTCTTCTAACTCTGATTTGATTGTATCTGATACCATCGCATCAAGTGCTTCCACCATTTGCGTTTTATCAGTTTCATATCTGTTAGCGAATTCTTCACGTAGCTCTGCAGTTAACTCTTCACGAGCTTCTTGTAGCTTAGATTCCCACGCCTCTGAAAGTGTATTTCTCACTTCCTCTGATATAACTTCTGAACCTAGGAGTTGTTCTATTGCATTGTTAGCCATTACTTTCTCCTAATATCTAGTTTTTCAATGAACTTTTGTACTTCCTTCTGAAAGTACTGTTCAGCTAATTTGTCGTTGTTTACTGCGGATGCAACATCCATTAATACGTTACCTCGCTTACCATTCATTATTTGTTCGTATAATGGGTCTGGATAAGCGTCTGGTGCACTTGGATTAGCTACAATATCAACTGTTTGTATTTCAAAATCGCTAACATTGCCGCTATCAGTTACATTACCACTACCTCTTGATGAAACACCAAGTTTTACTCCATTGTCTAAAAGGGTTTTACAAATATTTCCCATCGGAGTAGGTAACAGTTTTAAACGACCATAACCGTCTTGACCATCCATCCACATTTTCTCAATCATGTGTGACACACGGTCTAAATTTACTTGCAAATCATCTGGATGATCTGCTTCACCTAATACAGAGAATCCAGATTCGATTTTTTCTTGTATTGCTTTAACAGCTTTACTAATTTCGCTTACTGGATAAACTCTTTGATTTTGATTACGTTTTTCACCTTGTACAAAAATACCTTGCATGAACAGGTTCTTACCATCCTGAGAAGTCTCAGTAATGATTTGAGCCTGATCATACGATAGATTTTCTTTTAATGTACTTGATCTTAACATAATTATTCAGCCTTGCCTTTTTTCTCAGCGCCGTGACCTTTTGCTTCTGGACTTAATTTAGCACCATCACCTGGATGTGTTACACCCATGTCTTTTGGAGCATCAACTAAACCTGATTTGTCACCTTCTGAACCTTTTGCAGACATATCAACAGCTTTACCGCCCATATCATTCTTACCTGCTACTGGCGATGCTTTACCATCGTCACCTGCTGGCATATCTTTAGGGTGCATACCGTCTTTGCCTACTTTTTTAAGTTCAGCCGCTTCTTCTAGGTTTTCTTCTGCTTCAGCGTCATCTTTAGCTTCTTCTACTTTATCTTCTTCAGCATCATCTGCTTTAGCTTCTAAAGTTGGTTCTGCTACAGCTTCCATTTCTGGCATTTCTGGCATATCTTCAGCTGGCGCTTCGTCTTCTGAATCTCCCATAATTTTGGCAAATTCTGTTTTAAGATCCGCTAGTGCGTCTTCTACGTTTACTAACTTATCTTGGATTTCTTCATGATCGGCTTCGTGATCGTCTGTTTCACCGTCACCGTCGAAGTCTACATCGTCGCCGTCTTTTGGCTCTTCATCTGATAATTCCATTTCAGCTTCTGGTTCTGACATATCAGGTGATTCTTCACCTTTATCTTCGCCATACATTTCTTCAGCTTCAATTTCGTCATCATCTTCTTCGATGTCATCGATAAAGTCATCAGCTTTGTCTCCGCCTAAACCTTCATCAACTGTTTCTTCTTCAGCAACCTCATCTTCAATGATTTCGTCTTGTTCGACTAGGTCATTCCAGATTTCACGAGCTTTTTCTACGAATGCTTCATGTAATTGGTCAGCGGCTTTAGCCTCTTCACCATTTACTAGTGATTCGATTACTTTAATATAACGTTCGCGAGTACTCATAGCATTTTCTCCTTTATCGAGGTTATTACATACATATTTAAGACTTCTTGCCTAAAACCGATATATAATACGTAAAAAACCGCGGTTTTGAAACCGCAGTCAGTTTAAATAGTTAAATCTGTTGTATTTGTGCTATTAACGGACTATATAATAGCTATTCTTTAGGGGCCGCACCATATTGTAACTGAACATCTTCTAGTTTATCTTTATGTTCTGCACGTGCTAATTCTCTTCTGTTTCTCATTTTATTAAGATGTCTAAGTGTTAGTTTAGGTCTACGTGTATCATCTAGATCCCATTGGTTAGACTTATCATCTTCTGCATTCTGAGCTAATTCATTAAATCTCATCGCCAGTTCCTATTCCATCATCATTTAAATCAGGTGTGTCAACATCTGCACCAGCATCAGCTCCTGGTTCTGCATTTTCTGCATCTACATCAGTTGGTTCAAAACTTTCAACATCACTGTTCCTAATACCTAATCCTCCTAGATCACCTGTTGCACTACTAGTAGGTTGATTACCTGCTTGGTTTTCTTCTTTCCACAATCTTTCGTTAGCTACTCTTTCTTCTTCAGTTAATCCTAGATATCTATCTAATAAGAATCTTCTTGATAGATATGGAACACCTTCAAGTTGTCCAAATAGTTGAGCTCGTTGTGCATCAATCTCAATAGTTCTATATTGTGAGAAGCTTTGTGGTTCTACAAAGTTTAAATCAAATAAACTAGCACTAACGTCTAGTCCTCTGTGTTTACAAAATAATTTAAATTCTCTATCTAAAGAGTTTTGTAAAGTTGCTTGTAATCTTTCACAATATTTTGCAAATCTAAATTCTTGAATCATTGCAGTACCAACTCGTCCGTCATTAAATGCCGCGATACCATCTTCACTACCTGTTGGTAGATAAGAAGTTGGAACACGTAAACCACGCATTAGTTTATTGTTAAAATATTTTAAGTCATCTATTTCACCTAAGTTTTCACCACCTGGTAAAACTTCAACTTTACTTCCTCTTCCTTCTGCTGTTTGTGCAAAGAAATAATCTTCCATAATTGATAACGGATTATAGGCCGCATCAACAACCTTAGTACCACCACCACTCATATTTGGAATACGTGTTTGGTGTACTTCGTTTTTAACTCTTTCTACAAAGCCCATAGCTTTGTGTGCTGGCATATTACCTACGTCAATATAGAACACACGTCTTTCTGGTGCTCTTTGTACACGATAGATAATAATACTATCTTCTAATAATTCTTTTTGTTTGTATACTTTAAATACTGCTTCTAATATACTGTTACCAAATGGCCAGTTATTATTCATGCCATCACTTAAACTAACATGAACCATATGTTTTGAATCTACTGCAAACTCTGAACTCATACTTGATGAGTTATTTGCAGTTACAATTCCTGCATTACCTTTACCTACACTATAACCTGTTGTAGGATTAATAGTAGTTGAGTCTGTATGTTTTTTAGTATCTGTAGCTACAAGGTCTTGTAAATTAAGAGCAATGTTTTTTACAATATATTGATCAATTTTTCTACCTTCACTTTCGTTAACGATAGACTTTGCAACATCACCTGGTTGTACCCAAATAAGTTTGTAAGTTTCTGGATCTCTAATAAAAAATTGATCACCATATTTTATACACGATCTAAACATAGTAAACATTCTACGTTCAAAATCATTTATTCTAATCCATTGTTTTAATGTAGTTTCAATAGCATTTACTTCTGAATCTGTTGGCTCTGTTTTATACTCAATTTTAAAAGGAAGTTTTGATTCTGCATCTGTCTGTGTACTAAATTCTGCAATAGTATCTAATGCCGCATTAATTTCACTGTCTTGATCCATTTGATCATACTGTGTATATCGCTCAATACGATTTGGCTGACCACTGTATACTTCAGGTAGCCAACTCTGCCAACGATTAGTTTTTGTGTTTCCTGCAGATGTACTACCACCTACGTTATATCTTGTAAAATGCTTTTTCCAGCTCATAATTTATTTCCTTTGCAGTATTTATGCTATTAGACTTAGAACCTTCTAGAATTCCTAATATTGTTCATTTCTATCTTTTCTTTAGCATCTATTTCTGCTTTAATTAGTTCAATATGCTCTTTGTATCGTTTTATTTGAAGTTCTTTATTAGCAACAACACTATTTTCTAATAGTTTAACATGATCTGCATACTTTGTCAAATCATTTTTTAGATCGCTTTTCGACCTATTGGCAACAGGTATCATGTCTATTGGTTTAACTACTGCATGACTTTGCCCTTCCAGATGATGACCATAATAACTCTCTGGTAACATTCCATTACCAGGAGCACTACTAACTGCATCACTGTCGCTACTGTTAGGAGTACTATCCTTGTCAGAATTTTTGTCGGCATTTTCTAAATCTTCAGCAGTTTGTCCAAAGAACTTTGAAGAGGCATTCTTTATCATTGTTGAATTTTCTTCAAACCATTGTGATACTGATTCGACGCCAGCACTTAATTTATTAATTGGTAATGTAATTGCTTCTTGAGCAGTTAAAAACATTTTAGCCGCATCGTTCATTGCTTCTACTGTAGTACCTGCCGCTTCTAATTTTTTCTTTGTTTCTTCATTAAGTGCTTTAATTTCTGCTTGGTTTTTACCAATTACTGCTTTAAAGTCTTTATTAAATAAAAGTACAGTTGACTGAATACCTTGAATTTCTTTACCATATCCTTCTGCTGATGCTGAAAATTGTTTTGTGGTATCAATTTTGCTTATTTCATTCATTAAGAAATTGTTTACACCTTCACCTGTTAGTGTTCCTTCTCTAACTTTCATTGCTATTGCATCTGTTAATCCTGGAGCCACTGTTTGTAATGTTGCTAGAGTTCCTTGATCTAAAAATCCTTCTAACGTAAAGTTTCCAATGTCTCTTGAATATGACATTGTTGCTACATTAATTGCTTCTCCTAGATTTTCAAATGCTTGTTTTCCTGGACCTTCAGCTCCTTCTATAATTAATGCAAGTTGTTTTTGAATATTTTCTACTGATATAGCTTGGTCTTCTAAACCCTGTCCTCTTAATATACTAGTACCGGCCGCTAATCTTACATCACTTAATGCTGATACTTGTGCCGCTAGTGCTTGGTTTCTATTTAATTTTGTTAGACTAGCTAGAGCAGTTGATTCAACTACAAGGTTAGCAAACGAGTTTCCAAGTTCTCTACCTTGTTCTTCCATGGACCTTGAATCTATTTGTCCTGTTATACGTGCCATTTCTAAGTAGGCCGCATATTGATTCATTAACTCAGTATTCTGCATACCCAAGTCACCCATGTCATCTGTAACTTCACTTAACTGTTTAAACATTCCTAAAAACTTTTTACTACCTTTTGAAACGTTTCCACCTAATGCTGTCATTGTTGATCCGTAATTAGATATTGTATCTGCAAACGCATTATAGGTTACACCTGATCTAAAACTTTGTTCATACAGTTTATCAAACTCACCTGCACTATCATAAAATATAGAACCACTGTCTATCATTTTTTGTTGTACTTCTGCAAACTGTTCAAACTTGGCCGCATTCCAACCTGCCCAGGCTAGTGCAACATCAGCCGCAACATCCATTGCTCCGCCCCATCTTTTCATAAATCCTTCTAGTTTCAAAGCCTTGGTTAGTTTGGCTAATCCACCTTTTCCATTAGGACCATCTATATTTTTTGATAACGTTTTTAATGCACCAACCATACTACTCATTGGTTTTTCTGCATCTCCAAAGAATGTTGCTGTATTGTTTACTGCTTTTACTGCACCTACTAATCCTCGTTTACTTTCTTTTGATTGATTTAAATCTGTTTCTGCGTTTGTTTTTACTGCATTAATAGTATTGTTTATAGCTTCAATTACTTCATCGTCCATGTCTGACATCTCTTTAACACCGTTTAACATTTCGCTAGTCAATACGTTTGTACGTTGCATTTGTTGAGCCATTCCAACCAATGTGGTTTCTGTAGCCCATGCAGGTACTTGTATCGTACTTCCATCTGGTAATAGTATGTTAGTTGTCTTTGCCATTAACGTTTTGCCTCTGCTTCTCTAAACACAAATGTTTTCTTTTTATCTTCTAATTCTTTTAGATACCTTGCATATATTTCTATTGATTTATCTAACGTTTCTATCTTTTGCATTATATTATTTACTTGAAGTGTCTTATCTGCTCCATCTTCAAGTTCATTTTCTGCCTCTTCTAACATTTCGTTCATCATAGTTTTTTCTTTTTCAAAACTATCAATATTTTGTTTTGCAATAGTTAATGAAGAATCTATATTTTTTTCGTTTACTTTTGCAAGGGTTTCGTTTAAAACTCTATCTGTTTGTTCATTATAAATTTCATTAAACCTATCACTACCGCCAAAGAACCCACTTACTGCGTTACCAAATCTTAACATATTCTTTGTTAAGAATTCTGCTGAGTTACCAATTGTAGCAAAACCCGGTGTTAACATTTCTTGTATATTTTGAAATGTAACAGAAAAGTTATCTATTGCATCAATTGTAGAATCTGCTTGTTCTGTTTGTTCTTTATAAAAAGTAGGAGATGTTAATTTATCTAAATCTGCCATTGTAAAACTATCTGGAACTATAGTCGCTCCGGCAATTACTGTATTAGCCCAAGTAAGAATTTCACTGTTTGCTGATAATTTTGGTAATTGTTTTTTTATTAATTTAACAAATTCACGTTGTCTTGCTACTGCCTCTGCTTCTGATGTAATCTTTCCTGTGGATGTATCTTCTACCATTTTTACAAACATCTGTGCAACCCCTGGTCCTACTGCCTGTAGTTTATCTAAGAAATCTTGTGGAATATTGTTAATTGCTGATTGGTCGTATTGTATATCACCTACTGTACCTTCTACTGCTTTACCAAATGCTTCTTTAAACTCTTCACCCATTGTTGCATTCATTAATGGAGCAAAATAACCTTTTGCCGCCGTAATATTTTTTATAGCATTAGCACCTAGTGTTTCGTTTAAATATTGAGCATTCTGTAGTATAGCTGTTTGAAAGTCTACTGTAGTACGTGCTTCTTCTCTTTGTCTTAGTGTTTCCATTCTTGATTGTCCTAAACTGTCTGCTAAAAACAATCCTAATTTGTTTGCTTTTTCAAATGAATTAATTAGTATATCTTGACTTTTAGATTTCATGTTATCAAGTTCTCCTAATTGATAAAGT